TGAACTTCTGCAGATTCTTCATCTTGTTGTACAGATCGTCCGGAAGTCTAGCTGAAGGTTTACACAGTACATCTCTTGTTTTAGCACTGTAGTATTTATCGGGGTGAGCAAGATCGACCAGACATATCTTAGAATCCAGCCCGGTGGAACTTCTCCGACAGTAACTAGGACTTTTGTCGTCCGAGTAAGTTCTACTTTTAACCTGTTTGTTCGGGAATATGATAAGCATTGGAATGCCTGTCCCGTCAGCCAGAAGAACTTCGAAAAGTCCTGTTGAAGTAGGATTACTGTATGTGCCTGTGTTTACTTCCGTATTAAATACAGTTGAAGTATCAGAACGTTTATCCTTTACAAAGATACCGTCCCGCATTAAAATTTCTTTTTCCTTATCCGTCAATGTTGACGCCTCGGCACTTGAAGGGCTGGTGATAACGGTAAGCTCGTCTGTCTTCATAGACTTTTTAGAACCGTCTACCTTAGCATCTTCGGGGACATCCGTAGTCTTTTCTTTAACTCCTTTAATAGCTTCGTTGTCGGAAGGTATTTCTTCGTCCGGAGTAGGAAGAACTATCGTTGTCTCTGTCTTGGTGTCTGTAGTCTCCATAGACTCTATAATAGCTTTAGCCAGGAGATTCTCTGCATCGTCAGCCTTGTCTGTAAGTTCTGTTTCGGGCTGTTCAGGATCTATTTTCTTATCTTCCTTCTTATCGATGCTCTTAGCATTCAGATCGATCTGTTCGGCCATCTTACGAAGATCAGCAGGAGTATAAAAATTAAATACGGCATTAGCGAACTCGCCGTTATTTTCCATGGATTTAACAAAGGATACAAAGGCTGTCTTACCCAGCTTAGGCAGTTCAGTCTTAAGGTCGCTCTGTAATTCAGCGAACTTTGTGAACATCTTTTTAACTGTATCGTTGTCTATAAGAGAGTTCTGTTCGTTGGATATCTTCTCGTGCGGAGACATTACCAAGTCTATCATGTCAGGTCTCTGCAGTTTAAGGTCTTTCTTGTCCACTCCATTACCCAGCAGTTTCATTTCCCCCTTCTGTATGAAGGAAATCCAGCTGTCCTTTAGAGGGACGAACATATCTTTATTTTTGACATACAGCATCTCCAGCCCTTTTAGAGCTCCTTTAATGAAAAAGGCGGGAGCATATAACCACTGCCCGTCAACGATGAATGCCATTACCCCTACACCTTTATCCTGTGTGTCATTGACATCGATCAATTGAAAACCGACTCTGTTTGGATACAGGGAGGGGACCTTCTCCTGTAGACGTGTGTCCACAAGCTGCGCGAACTTCAGTTCGAAATTAGAGTCGAAAGCCATCTTTTAAATCCTTGTTTGTTGTGTTAGATTTATTTATTTATTGAATTAAGTAAATTAAGACCTTTAATATTCATAAGCTTCTGAGCTTTTGCCGGTGCTGCTTTTAATTCATGACGAACACCTTTAGCCATACCTGTTAAATCCTTTACTATACCGGGTGAAGCTGTGTGTTTAAGCTCTGGAGTTAGAGCTTTTAAAAAACCCGACTTCCGATTAAGTATTTTTGCTTCAAGATTTGTTAATGCTCTTGTAGCCATATTTCCAGGTAATAAATTAGGGGACCTTCCACTTTTGGCTCCACGTTCCGCTAATCTTTTAAGCCATCTAATAAGGGGTTCTCCACGAGCTGCTTCCTTCTCCATATACCCTTTATAGTATGCTAGTTTGTTCATTTCTTCTTGTCCTTCTTAATATTTTTATATAATTATGTTAAATTTACCTTGTACTTCATCTTCAATTGAGGATTAGACCTACTTAATTCAAGTAGTTTTTTCAGTCTATAAGATCTCATTTTCTGCTCAGAAGTTGCCTTCTCATTTCTTATGCCGAATGGTCCTGACATGATATTATTAAAATACTTCTTCATTTCCCTATTCTTCTTCTGCCATTCAGGATTGGCTGCTAAATCTGGATGTACTCCAGCTGAACCATACCTAGTTTCTTGTCCTGATTTTGCACCTTGCTTAGCTCCCCCAATAGGATCTTTAGCTGTTTGAGCTCCTATTGTTGCTCCGACAGTTATTGGATTAAATGCCTCTTTCTCCATAACAGGTCGAGGTGTATGTTTTCCAAATACTAATGGAATACTCCTTTTCAATGAATTACTCCATCCTAAGTTTCCTTTAGAAATATTACCTATATCCACTTTAAAATCATGTATGCTTTTATCTACATTTTCTGGAACTTCCTTTGCTATACCTCCTGCTACTCCTCCAGTTACAAAATCTCGTAACCATGATGCAGACCTCTGCTTCAGTTCCCTATTACGCATATGCCTATCAAGTTCTTCCTGTCGTGTAGGCATAATCCCTAAAGCTTCCTTCTCCATATACCCTTTATAGTATGCTAGTTTGTTCATTTTCTTTTGTCCTTAATATTTTTATATAGTTCTTGTCCACTGACAACACTCGGGATATATGATGTGCCTCCCCCTTCTGATGTGGCTCCTTTTTGAGCTGCATCTAAAAAAGACTTCTTAAGATCGAATCCTCCGAGGCGTGTTACCCAGTCCGGATCTGTTGATACAATGTCCCGGACACGGGATACAAACGGTTCAAATGGAGGGACATCCCTGTGTACTACTATATTACCTGTTTTAGCAGAAGACAACTTTTTTGCGACATTAGCTGTGATTTTAGTGCCTATAGAATAATGCAGTACCGGTTTCTCCAGATACATTCCTACCGACTGTTTAGGATTCTGTAACGTCGAAGTAGGTCTGGGTCTATAATCTCTGACAACATCGTCGTAGGGTATAACATCGTTAATAAAATGTCCTTCGTATCCGTTAGGATCCGTTACCCGAACTCTGTTTATAAATCCACGGGAGATAGCTTCTATATTACGTCTATGGTTACCAGCCCCGTTATCCTTTAAAATCTTATTGTACCTCTCTGTGAAGTAGCGTCTGCCCTCTCCGATGCCTTTGTATTTGACAACCTCTCCTGGATTAGGAACTCCGGAAGATAAAGCATCTCCCGCTTCCATACGCTGTCCTGTCTTTACTTCTAACTTTCTATCTCCGGGTACATAATGTTCCTCGGAGTTGATATGTACATACCAGCCCCCTTGTGGAGCATCTTCTATCTTTCCTATGGAACCGTCTGTAGAAGCTAATGTAGCGGAGCCTATAAAATTCTTAGGAACCTGTACGAACTGGTCTATCTCTTTAAACCCTGTTACCTTCTTATCGTCTTCTCCGACAACCCCACCACTATGTTTACTGCTGTTGGATACTATCATTCCGTTAGCCAATACAAAGAGATGATCTCTGCTATCTACTTCGAGATCGTATGTCTGTACTTCTCTGAGTCCTTCGCAATAACTCATCCAGCCCAGTACATTCTCTCCGGACCTTTTAAATATAGCTGTGCCCAGAGACAGCAGAGGAATTATTTTATGTTTATTAAGTTCGCAGTCCCCCATAGGGAAGCCTAGTACTTTATGTTCCTTGGTAGCTATTAGATATTCACTGAATTTAACATCCAGACTTGCGAATATAGTATGGTAGCATTCTTTGATACCGTTGTTAAAAACGTTAAGAACTTTTACAGGGGATGTATTACATTGTACATCAGACCCCATAACAGATTCTCCAACCTGTATATCCTTGATCTTCCTGACAGATCCGTCTGCCATTCTTACAAGAGTGTTTTCTTCTAAACATAGTCCTGCCTGTGTAGTAGGTTCCGCGATAGCTCTGGCAGCTGTAACTCCTACAGCATCCCCTATATCAGGGAATTCTCCCCCTTCTCTGCGTCCGGAACATTTAGAACATATTCCTGTAGCGGCCTGACAGGTAGCTGCGGAACGCACATAAACAGGTTGGTCTTCCAGTAAAGGAAGATGTTCCTTATTTATTTCTGTTCCTGCAGGTAATCCGTTAACAGGTTTAGCGAGAATAGATCCGACATTGTCCGAATCATCCCCGTCTACTTCCAGCCCGACCTCTTGTGCTCCGCAATCATTCTCTGTAACTACTACTCTATGTGCGGCTTGTGTTAACTGCTTACCAAAATACCCACTGTCTGCTGTAGCGAACTGTACATCGCTATACCCTTTTCTAGAGCCATACGAAGCGGCCCAGTATTCAATCGGAGACACACCCTCTCCATACCCGTGGAGTCCCGGAATAGGGACAGGTTTATTTTTATGGTCGAGAACGAGCATGTCTCCGAACATTAGCTGCATGAGCTGGGCTGTGTTACCTCTAGCCCCTACACGAACCTGCTCTGTGAAACTGTTTTTGCCTCCGCCCGATCTTAGAAGGAGATTCTGAACTTTCTTCATTTCGGGAACAAGCAGTTTAACTATTTTTTCGCCCTTCTGATCGGAAGTTAGAGTCGGGCTGTTAGCTATCCTGGCAACATCGTCTCTGTATTTATTTCTGAGCTGTTTAATGGCAGGGGGCAGTTTAAGATCGTTAAGAGATAAACTTGCGGTCCTGCCATAGTCATTGACAGCCATTCGGGATACATCGCTTACCTTCTGTAAGGTATCTATATATCCATCGGGGTCGTCTTCAGCTACACTTGATAACAGAGCAGACAGAGACTTCTTATCGAGTTCTCTGCCTTCATCTCTGTATTTCTCAGGAAGCGCTCTGTTAAAAAGCACTTTACCTATTGTTGTAGTATCGGGCATTATACTCCAAGTAGTTTTTTTAAACTTTTCTCTGTCATTACTTCTTCGGGTAGCTTCTTAGAAACTATCCCTCCCATTTTTAGCGCAGCCTTATTAGAGACTCTAGTTTTTCCATATTTAAATCCGGGAAGAACCTTTTCCAACATTGGACGACTGCTATCTATATTCCTCATATGAGTAAAAAAATCTTTAACAGCTTTATATTTTTTAGGTAAAGAAGCTATCATATTACTTTCCTGAATAACTACTTCAGGCCCTCTATGCCCATGCCATAATTGAAAGGGTTTAGATAAGACCTGTTTACGTTCTAATCCCTCATGCATAACTGAAAGGCGATTAATCATTTCTCTATTTATAGGTATTTTTGCATCGGGGTTAAAAAAATTCACCGCTGGGATATTTAAGATATCTCCTCTGGATATTATCTTACCTGGAGGAACATTAGGCATTTTAGGCATTTTCTTTCTTAAAACAGATGGAATATTTTGAGATGTTATAGCCCCTATACTAATCAATGGCTCTTTATTACTAGACAATATTTTTTTAGTAAATCCTGTGAGGTTGGTATTCTCATTTATAAAAGGAGCTCGTCTAATCCAATCCCCTGACCGTCTAAGGAGTTTAGAGGCTTTACGGACTCCTTTTATATCTATAGCTTTCTTTTCAAGATATCCTATATGAAATGCTAATTTATTCATTCGACATTATTTACCTATTAGAAGCGTATTGATTTTGCTGTGGATACGGATTAGGTGGAATGGGCTGTATCTTATTTGACGGTTTACCTCCGGCATAATTAAACTGTTGGAACATGGAGGGTCCCTTTCTTTTAGGTATCGGAATACTGGTAGACATTTTGCTTTTTGTAGGAGAAAGCGTATTTTTAGCTACCGTTAAAGGAGATGTAGCTTCCACCTTCTGTTTCTGAGTGTCAGCAATCTGCCGGGGTATATTTTCTGTAGAGGAAGGAGATCCTATAGCTCCTCCGTAATTAACAGCCCCTGTCTGACCTTCTGTAGGATTGCCACTGATTGCACTTTTTAATGCATCCGTAGCATTCTTATCTATATATCCCTGATAAAATGCTAGTTTATTCATTTTAGCTCCTGAGGTTTTTAATAAGATCCTGTATCTTCATAACAGATGATTTACGCTGTCTACTCGAAGCCATTACAGGCATTCCAGGCATTCCTTGAGGAGGCATTCCAGGAGGAGGCATTCCAGGCATAGGGGGCTGTGCTCCGCCCATACCCATCGCTGCTGGATCTTCTTCCGGAGGTTCAGCTGCTGCTTCTAATGCTTCAGGAGTCATTCCATCTTGAATTTCTTCGGGAACTTCTGTGGTTTCTTCTCCGAGAGGGGGAGATGTTGTATCTTCTTCTACAACTCCGAGATCTTCCGGAGCGACAGGAGGAGCCATTCCAACAGCCCCCATAACTTCCATTACCTGATTTTCAACTTCATCCACTCGGGCTTCTAAGTCTGCTTTAGTAGGCTCTCCGGATTTTTCCTTATCCATTTCTTCGATAGCTTTAGGAAGGATTTCCAAAAAACGTTCTTCGGTAAGAGGTGTTCCTACAGGTTCTTCAACAGGAGGTGCGCCCATCATCGCAGGATCCATAGGAGGCATTCCACCCATCATCGCTGGGTCCATCGGAGGAGGGGGCATTCCACCCATCATAGCAGGATCCATAGGAGGTGCTCCGCCCATCATAGCAGGATCCATAGGAGGAGGCATTCCGCCCATCATAGCTGGGTCCATCGGCATTGGAGGTGCTCCGCCCATTGGGGGTGGCATTCCACCCATCATAGAGGGGTCCATTGGTGCTCCGCCCATCATTGCCGGGTCCATCGGAGGAGCTACAGGTGCCGGACCCATAGGGACAGCAGCTTCTTTGTTCATCAAATCTTTTACTTGTCTAAGTAATTTTAAATCAATCATTTCCAGATCTCCTTTTATCTTTTAATATATAATATAAAACTATTTTTTACCACTATTTATCATATAGTTAAAAAAAGGGAGGTTAATCCCTTTTTAGTTCTTATAGTAATCTAATTCTCATATTATCCCCCTGTGTTTTTTAAACGTTACTGCTCTGTGGTATCCTTGCCTAAGTAAATTGTGGGTTCCTCGTATTCCAACACCTCTGTTGGAATCTTCACCCATACCGCATCTCCACCGCGCGTAGATAAAAACTTTTGAGCCAGAATGCTTGTATCTAACTCAGAGCAACCATTGTACCCGTACTTCTCAACAAAGATTTTTATTATCTCTGTTGGTCTGTAGAATGCTGGTGCTTCTTTCAATAATTCTTTTCTTTTCATACCGATACCCAGCCCCTCTTTTTATTAAACCATATCTTCTTCTTAACTCCCTCAAAAGATACTTCTTTTAAAGACTTATCGACAGTGTATCTAATACAGCTCTTTTTAGATAAATACACTATATCCCCTTTACTGAGCTGTCCTTTATATATAATAGGTTTATTTAAAGGACAACATAATATCTTAATTCTTAGTTTTTCTGTTAGATCATTACAGTCATTACAGTCCTTACAGCGTGTGCAATTCACACAATCTAAACAATTCATGCAGTCTCTGCAATTCACACAATCGATGCAATTCGTACACTGCTGACAATCCGTACAATTTGTACATCTACTGCAGTGGGCACAATTATGGCAATTAATTAAAGTCTTGCTATAAGCTATTGCGTTCTCTTTCGTATATTTAATTGCGATCCATCTATTGTTATTACTATCTACCCAATACTCCCCTACTAATCTCATAATCCTCCCTCTTTAAATACCTTTTACTCTAACTGGTTTTGTACCTTTTAACCACTTAAAACCACCTACTATAAAATCTTCATTCCTATAACACCACCCTATTCCTTCTTTGAAATAGAGTATCATACAATCATTTAAGACAAGTCCTCGGGAATGCGGTTGTTCCTCTAGTAAACCCCTATCCCCTTTAAAACTGCGTATCTTAAATACACGGTGTCTATCATATCCCTCAGTCCCCGCATAAGCTACATCATTATTATTAAGTTGACCCTTATATTTAATAGGGGCTTTATTTGCACCGAATAAAATATGGTGTCCTTCAACTTGAGTGCTCATCTACCTCCTTTAAATTAGTAGTTATATACTTACAGTATATAATGCCAATAAAAGGAGATTAATTAAGGAGTTACTTATTCACCTCTTCTAACAGCCCGTGCTTTGTTAGCGTTGACAACAGCTTGTCTGCTTATAGGGGCTTTGTGGGCTGTATTCTCGCGTCTGGTAAGATTAGCATTTATAACTTCCTGCTTGCTAATGGGGGCTCCTGTATTCATTACTCTTCCTGTCTTATTCTGATAATCCAGATAATTCTTTGTTATATCCTGTAGAGCACTATATGTTCGAGCCCCTGTGACTCCTGCAGCTACTATTGGTTTAGCATTGTCTGAATAACCTTCCCACATTCTTCTGGGAGTACTCTGTTTAAGAGATTCCTTCATAGTTTTATCTGCGTTGCGTTTTATATTCTTTAATATATCTTTATTCCAGCCCTTTGTAGGATCTTTAAAAACTTGCTTTCCAAAATCGTATGCTGTGAAGGCTGCATTAGTAGTAGGTTTACTTACTCCGTAATCAACCCCTCTATTAGCAGTACCTAACCTAACAGCTTCCTCTACGCCCCCTTCAACTAACTTAGACTTATCATATAGCTTTTTAAAAGTAGTTCCCATACTATATGGAGCCGAGTTAAAAGCTTCCTTCTCTATATATCCCTGATAGTACGCTAGTTTATTCATTATACTCCTCGTTTCCTGATCTTAACAGGTGTATCTATATCTATTTTACCTGTCTTGTATGCTTTGACAGCATCGGCTTCTGTTTCGAAAACAACCGGAGTTCCTTTGAGAGGAGTCTTTGTGGCAAGATGTGCTCCCTGTACATATTCCTGATCGGGTTTATACATCAGATTAAAATCTCTTGCTCCGAACAGAATCTTTTCCGGCATCATTTTATCTCTAGCTTCCGCAACTGCTTTAGCAGAGGAAGGCACATGTATCGTCATTGTATCTCCGTCGAAGTCCAGGTTAAACCCTTTAACTATATGCGGAGGTACTTGTAGAGTATCTCCCTTTGTAAGAATAGGATTAGCCGCAAGTATACTCCACTTGTGCATTGTCGGAGCTCTATTCATTAGAATAGGACGTTCCTCCATAACAGCCCGCAGAGCGACCAAAGCGTCACCTTTTCTTTCAGATACAGATTTAGCGGCTTCTGTCGCTTTGTATCCCCCGCGCACCATATGTCTTATAACGAAAGGCTCGTACAGTTCCCATGCTCTGTTCTCGGGCAATCCAACCTGATTTAATTTGAGAGAAGGATTAGGAGTTACTACAGCTCTCGAGGAAAGGTCAACAGCCCCTCCTACCATACGACGCTGCATCATCCCGTGCTTCGGACTTCCTTTTCCAAAGATAGTCTTTAAAAGCCCTCCAACACGCTTCTCCTGTAGTTCGACGCTATCGGGGTCTCCCAACCCTGAGATAGCTTTAAAGCTGTTATACAGCCGTTCCCGTACTTCAGGAAGATATTCGTCGGGTAGAGTAGTCTTGGCATCTCTTAGATCGTTTCTGCTGTGCAGGAGTTCTCTATATAGAATATTGAAGTCCGAAGACATATTCATATCGTCTGTTACAACAATAGGTCTGAACTTAGGAGGCAGTACAGGAACACGGGTCAGCATAAATTCGGTCGGGCTGACTTTATGTTCTTTCATAGACTGCAGAGCTCTGAGTCTTTTAACAGCGTTGTCTCTTCTGGAGGCTGATGCTGTCTTGACGTCGTTTAATGCGCTGCGTGTTTCCTGATCGACATCTATTTCGGAAAGCATCTTATACATAGCTTTCCCGCCTTTAACTCCTTTATACTCTTTACGTCCTGCTAGAAGATCTGTATACTCCTTCTGTTTGAGATTGAGTATTCTCCTCAGGAAGTCTTCCATCACTGGATTTGGAACAGGCTCGTCTAGTTTGATGTACGAGAATCTGTTTCCTTCCGCTCCTCCTGTTAAGGTTTCGTCGAACAGTCCGCCTTTAACCGGCTTGAACTGTTTGGGATCGAATGTATCTGCGGTCTGTATCTGTCTGGTTCCTGTAAGTTCTTTGGCGTTCTCATTCGTCATCGCAAATATATTAAGTTTGTTCTTATCCTTATGTATATTAACTCCGGCAGCCTGTATCATCGCAAGGAACTTCTTGTATATAAAGCTTTCGTCGGGAACCGTAGGAGTACGACCCATTTTAAGATCGCGCCAGTAGTCGTCGTTTTTAGACCCTCTTATCAGTTTGGCGTCTTTCATTATCTCTTTAGCGCCGTGGCTTACAAGGGCTGCAATTTCCATGCTATTACTAACAAGAACTCCTCCCGCAGTATATGAATGTGTTTTATCAACAGTAAAATCATAAACATTAATTTCGTCTATTCCCGGTTTATCATGTTTATAAGGTCTAATATCTTTAATAGATACCGGAACTTTACCCATTCTATTAACAATATCCAATTTACGGGGAGGATTTACCAGTTGTCTCTCAGCTACCAGCTTTTTTAATTTCTTTTTTGTTTTAGGAATAATAGAGGCAGGAACATTTCTGGCTAACATATCTATCAGTATCCAACAAGATTCTGCTGTTAAATAAATAAACCACTCTTCTTCCCGTCCTGAAGCTTTGTATATTTTTAGAGAAGATATATTTAATTTATTACCCAGCCATCTATGTAAAAGAACAACTTCTTCGTAAGTAAATCCATGGGTAGCTATTGCACCTTGTAAAGCAACCCCTCCCTTGACTTTAGAACGATTGGAAATAGATCCATCATCCAATACCCACATACAGATACCTAATTCATCCACATGGCTCAGCCATTCTTCAGTTACATGTTTTTTACCGTCTTTTAAACAAACTGCTTTCATCTGATCAACTACATAAGCAGTAGGCATTGTTACTAATCCACGTCCATAACTTTTACCTGTTCTTTTTAAAAAACTAGGCTTACAATCACTTCTATAAGCCATCAGCCCCGCCAGAACCTTCTGCTTAAAATCCATGTATTCTATTTGCTTTGTAGAATGCATAATCTGGATAACACTATTAAAATAGGAATCCCCCAACATACCTCCATACAATACATCCAGCTGATCTTTTGTTACCAGAGGCCCCCATGAAATAAGTTTATCATCAACTGTTAAATCACCGGCAAGTAATTCACATCCGTCAAATGTATATACCTTATGATTTTTAGTAGGATATAAACAGGAGGTATACTTTATCTTTCTGTCTCCTGTCTCACAGGGAATACCTGATACTTCAACACACAATATATCTTCTATTTTAGCTCGATAAGTAAACCAGTCCGTAATGGGTTTAAATGTCCACTCCTCCTTATCTTCATCAAATGTCCAGACCTGCTCGGCAAAACGTTTTTCAACTAATCTACCTATTTGTATTTCTCCATGAATAGTTTTTATTTTTTGACCTGCTGGAAAGCAACCTATTCTCTTACTCTTCCCACCGCCTGTAGAGGGCTGTTCGTCCATTGTATATCCTGAGAACGACTTACCTCCGGACTTGGCTTCCGCGGTATGCTGTAACTTAAAAAAGTGTGAAACTCCGTTAAATACTTTAGGTATCTTACGTCCTGTTGTAGGGTCGTATATATCGTCTGTATCGCTAAGCCCATGCTTCTTGAGTTCCGTCTGTGCTAGATCTATAAAGGATTCGTCCGGGTCGTCTGTAAAACTTGGTAATATATAAGGTTTACCTGTCTTGGTAGCTACCTTACCCAGTGACGATTCTATGAGCTGTGATGAATTCGTTCTGGATATTACACCTACAGGGTTAAGAATAATTTCGTAAGGCTTACCGTCCTTATCGTGAATCATTTTGTTATCGGGAATTATATCTCCGACAACGCCCTTACCTCCGTAGAAATTTGCCAGTTTGTCGCCCCGCTTAGTTGTAGCGTTGGCTCGGACATAGACTTTCCAGCCCTCTTTATTCTTAACAACATCTGTGACAACGCCCGGGTCTTCATGCTCCCACTTCACAGAAGAGTCTCTTGTTAGCCTACGACCCATTGTTCCGGGTCCGGGCTGTCTTGTCTTTGTAGATAGAATAAGCGGATCTCCCTGTCTGACGAGAGTTCCCGGTTTGACTGTACCTTCTTTACCGATAGTCTTGAACTGTTCCGCGGTAAACGTTCCCGGAAACATTGCTGTATACTTATCTTTAAGAACTTCCACTCCGCTTTCTTCACGAAGCTTATTAGCATACATATGTTCTGAGTTTAGTTTCTTCGCGGCACTTTCTGATATGACTATAGCATCTTCATGCACAGCCCCTTTATAAGGCATGTAAGCTACCCGGAGATTAAGTCCCAGAGCTGCTGTACCCTTATCGTCTGTAAAGTTAGATCCTGCGATAGCCTGTCCTTTTTTAACACGTTGTGCTCCCTTTACAAAAGGAATTGTACGCACGGATGTTTTTCTGCTGAAAGGAAAGTTATCGTAGGTATCGTACGAGGATGTTGTTCCGTCGTCGTTCTGTGTAGTTATCTTATCTTTGCTTATGGATTTAACGATACCATCTTTTTCAGAAGTTATTCTACCCATATGCGGGCTGATGTAATCGTATATATCCTTAGTACCGATTCTTGTACGGACAAGAGGAGCTTCTCTGTTTGTAAGAGGAAGCGCCTGATTGTGCATTTTCGACCCCATTAGCAAACGCATAGCTTTTATCCCGGAAGCCATAGGCACCAAGTTAGCTCCTGTACTGAAGAGATCGGAACCGCTGTTTATCATGTAATCCACAGATGTTCGGGGAACATACTTTATACCCTCTCCCTTTACCATCGCAGGAATAAACTTACCTTTGTATTTAAAACTTTCCGGAAAGGCTACAATAGATCTGGATGCTGTTACAGAATCCACATACTCCTGCTTACCTGTTTTTGTATTCAGGAACTTCTGATATACTTTACCGTCTTTCCCGTACTGAGTTCCCTGAGCCATCTTCATATCGACACCGACCCTTAGAGAGTTACCGCACCAGAAAGCTTTGCCTTTACGTCTTACATATACAAGACCTCCCTGAACAGTAGCACAATACACTACACCTTTATATTCTTTTTCGAAAGTATCGTTCTTTAGAATATAAATAATACCTCCGTCGATTTCCATATTAAAACCTTTACCCAGAATATCTTCGGCAAGCGTCATAACATATCCTATACCATTAGTCTTAACACGCATTCTATGATTAGGAGTAACAAGGAAGTTAACCTGTTTTTTACAACCTATCATCAGCCCGTCGTAATCGTAAGACTGAAGTCCTTCCGGAGTCTTATAATAGACACAGTCATGAATACGGCAGGCCAGTTCGTCCTGCATTGTGATATCTTTAAATAGTTTCCAGCCCGTACTTGTTTTGATTTCTGTCTTGTCGTCGTAACATTCAGGACTTCTCACCATATCTACATACCCACGATATGTGGGCTGTACAGCTCTTGCTTCGTCAGGTACTGCATCCAGAGAGCTTATTCCACCCTCTCCCATTCTGGTAACCCTGTACGATTGATCTAAAGCGTCTAGAGGATTTATCTCCTCGAGCATCTGACTCAGCCCAGATGTATTGAACAGGCTGTCCACATGTTTATTAAGCATTCCGGATTGTAAAGAGGATAAGTTACCCTGATTGGTAATCTTCCATAGTTTATTCCTGAGTACATTACCCGGATCTTTGAGTATACGTTCGGCGAAATAGTTATGGGGCCCGTACATTCTCTGGAACTCCATAGAATCCCTATCGTCTGATTTGGCTGTTCCTCTGGATATGTTCAAAAGCTTTTTAGTAACATCTAGGAAAAGACCTGAACCGACATTGGAATGCGGAGCACCTAATGTTGTCTGTGTAGCGTCCGGGTCCAGCTCCATAGCATTAAAAGATTGTTTAAGTGTTTCTATATCTCCCGCTTCCGGACCCATCATCTTTACTTCGGCTGTCTTATTCATACGCATGTGCTTAGGGATAAGGGTCTGTATAGCACTGTGTACAGCTTGAGTTGTAGTACCGGCTCTGTTCCTCTTAAGGATTTCCGGCCCCCATGCATCTTCCAGTAAACTGTCCTGAACGCCTAGCGCCTGCAGTACCGGATAGAGTTTGATCTTTCTACCTCCGGATCTGATGTAGAACTCGGCTGTCTTAGGATTCATGGATACTTTAAAACTGTTTCCTGTTCCCTGTCTGACATTGACGTGGGATTCGTATGTACCGTCTCCGGCTACTTTACTGTATACATTAGGAATAAGTCTAAACTGATTGATAAGGGATTGTTCGACTCCGTTACGGACGAAGGTCCCTCTTTCTGTAAGATAAGGTACATTGAGTACAGTACGTTTACTTGTACGGTCTATGACTTTACCTGTCTCGTTGTCTCTGAGAGTCCAGTTACCCTGCAGTTTCTTTGTAAGAGACCTGTTGTTAAGGATAGCTTCCTTCTGCTCTTTGTATGAAAAACGTTTCGTATCTTTGTAGGAAGGATTATCCAACTCCAGGGTATATCTCTGATTGGATAAAGGAAAGCGTTGTTTAACAGCGTCTATAGAATAATCAAAAATCTGCTGTCTACGGTTATCGTAGTCGTCGAAAGACGTAAGGACACCTTTATCTTTCGATAGGGTGTCCGAGATAAATTTCATCCCCGTTGAAGCAGGGGGAGTCGAAGGATTGATAGGCATTAAACACTCCCGAGTAATTCCTGAAGTTCTGGATCATCTACGGCAGCAGAAACTGTAGGAGCTTCCGTTCCGCCCTTTGTGTTCTTTATAATGTCCGCCTCTTTTGTTTTCTTAGATTTCTTAACAGGAGAGGTTGTACGCAGTTTCTGCATAGCCACCATTTCTTCTGGACTGAAAGACGTCTCTGATATATTGACAGGGGCATTATGCATACGAGATACTCTTTCCAGTGTAGCTCTGTATTTCTTAAGGTCCTGAATATTTTTTGAAGCTTCGTCTCCCTGCTCTTTACCTGCCGCATACATAGGTACACTGGCACTGGCTCCGAGAATAGCTAGAGAGGTGGGTACTGGGTTATCCAGAACAGTTTTACCGGCTGTTGCCAGCATGCTCTTGAGTCCGGATGTCTTTAAAATATCCGCTTCCTCTTTTAAAGCAGTCGGCTCTATATTAAATTCACCGAGCATTGACTGTCTGAATTTCTGATTGTATTTAGACCTTAAAGTCTTGATCTGCTCCATAAGTTCTTTTTTCTTTTCCAGGTCTCTGACTTCTTTTAAATCCTGAAAAGCTTTGTGCCCTATAATACCTGAACCCGCAGCTAGACTAGCTCCTATAATAGCAGCATTACCTTTGAGACCTGCCTGTTTACCGAAAACATCTTTGTCGGATGAAATATCTGACTGCAGTTCTTTGAGGGACAGATTTGTTTCAATCTTTTTCTTTTCGTTAAGAGCTTCTTTATTGCCTTTTATCTTATCCTCGAGAGCACTGTAAGCAGCCCCTCCACCTACTCCAACAGCAGTAGCTCCGGCACTTAACCCACCTATTGTTTTAAGGGATGACACATCTTTCTTATGCCCTGAAAGAATCTGAGCCAGAATAGCTTTCTGTTTCAGATAGTCCGTGACGGTCGCACTTCCGGGAACACCTAACTTTTGTGCAGCCTTATACTTCTTATAAGCTTCTTTAAGAGGAACTTTAGCCTCTGAGACTCTCTGTTTAATATTACGGATACGTTGTATATAATCAGCTATATCATCGAAAGAAGAAACTATATCGCCTAGGCTTGCTGTCTTATTCATCTTGGATACCTTCCGGGTTTGTAAATGACAGGTCCATCCATCTCAGGAGTATCCGCCATGACTTTATATCTTTATCGTATATTTTTTCCTCGAACGAAATTATCGCCACCTCGTCCGCAACCTTCTGCATAATCTCTTCCCATTCAACCATATCATCGGGAACACTTAAATTAAACTGCCTGACATGCACAGTCTGTACCATAACGGGCTGCTTCTCTTCGGGATCTGATTCTTTCCTATCGTATATGACCCCTTCGTAAGGAAGCCCTTCAAATGTATTCGGACCGTATTTCTCTTTAAATCCTGAGGGTTGCGTTGTTTCCACCTTGACGCTCCTTCATCTGTTCCATCTTTTTACGTTTGTCCAGATCGGATATAGCCTGCTCCAGTTTCTTCCTGACATACTGGGCCTGAATTAATTTAGTTTCCTGAGAGGATGGTTCCTGTACTTTAGAATGCATTCTACCTGCCAGATAACTGACACCTGCCGGAGCTGCTACAAGTGCTCCTGTATTCGTTAAAGTTTTCTTTATAAGATCCGTAGCTGATCCCGCTACTTTAGGGATGCCTTCCATATATCCTGTATAAAATGCCATCTTGTCCATTGTATATAATCCTTATATTATTGTAAAAACCCTTTAAACTTATTTAATATAGGCCCTGTCAGCCCTGAATTCAATATAGCCCCACCGATCATCCCGTAATTACCCATCTTTGATTTCATCGCAGGAGGTTGTGAGAAGATAGTTCCCATTATGTTACCCAGCCCCAATCCGGCTACTGCGCCTACTCCTACCCTTGCCAATCCTTTAGCGATATCCATACCGCTTATCATTCCTGAATCTTCGGGGCTGGCATTATCTATTCCTGCCACCAGTCGGGCTGTGAGGTCCGGTCCTAATATAGGAGCCTGTGTCTGTAGAAGATCCATAGAACTCATTTTAGGAATAGTAGGGTCTCCTATAAATTCTATAGCCCGTACTTTAGGTAATACAAAATCTTTACCAAGAGCAAAATCATTAGGGTTTCCATACGGAGAGTGTGAAGGTAATCCATAATCAGCAAGCTTCTGTAAAAGATTTTCTACCATGGTAGACTTTTCAATCGTGGTAGACTTTTCAGAACTTATCTTAGGAAATCTATCTAAAGGTAGTTTATTGTTGAACAGAGGGGCTGAAAGATCTGATAAACTCCCTGTGTCCTCAAACTTCTTGTATGATCTCTGAAAAGGTTTGATTGTCTGTGTTAATGGAAGGGCTGCTCCTACCGCTCCGCCTATTCCTGCTAACCAAGGTTCCATCTTATCTCTCCTCTTAATATAATCCTGCCACGCCTGATTCTGCATCCCCGGATTATCTTTATGTGCTTTACGGATATGCATTCCGGCGAATTTATCCGACAGATATCTGTATCCGTACTTAGTTCCGAAATATCCAACTGTACCCATAAGCAGAGATCGTACAGCCGGATTGACTGTAGCTTTATTAAAAGCGCCCTGGATATCGGGGAGAGTAAGATCCCCTATTCCAGCTTCTTTATTTATAGGTGCATTCTGCATTATCGTATATTCATTTCCTGAGGTGTTCCCTGTTGTAATCCTATCCCTAGTTGATCTCGAGGTATATATCCTTTTGTAGGTCCGGCGTAATACATTCCTCCGCCTCCGGGCATATTCTGTCCTTGTGCCTGTCCTTTTCCTCCGCCTCCGAACAACATGGAACCTAAACCTAATGCTCCTATACCTCCAAGTACCCAAGGCATCGTCTTCAGTATAGTTTCTTTACTGGGAGTCATAGACTTAATTCCGGATTTTATATCACTCTTAGCTGTATCGAAAGGATGCTGTATATAATTTAAAGTCTTATGAGCCGCCTCTGGACTCATAACAGAAGTCATTCCTTTTCCTAAAACAGTACCTGCGGCATTTATAGTATTACGCGGTAGATTGGCAACGTTATCTGCATATCCCTGCGCTGTATTATTCGCAAAACCGGCGACACTGCCTGGTTTTGTATATGCCCCTCCGGAGTAATCTGTAACCTTACCACTGGGACGCATAGAAAATTGTGCTCCTGACTCCGCCTGCTTCTGCAGACCTGCAGTATATGCTTTAATAAAAGCAGACTTCCGCATAGCGGGATAATCCGACTTAACTCCGTATCCTAATAGAAAAGCTTCTTTATTCATTATATTATACTCCGCCTGGAGGGATTTGTCCCTGCCTGGTTAGATTGACTCCGGTCTGAGCAGCCTGTTGTTCAAGCTCCTTAAGTTTAGATGTCACCATAGCATGGAGAGCATCGTCCGAATGTTTAAGATTAACCAACTCACTTCTTCGTGTAGTCGGATCCATTGTTAATATTTGCTGAGCGATCTGTTCTGCCTGTATCGCCATTTCATCTAGAGACTGAGGTCCACCCATAGGGGTAGGTCCTGCTCCCATAGGCATAGCTCCACCCATCTGGGATTCACCTGGCATCGGCATAGACATCCCACCCGGAGCCGGTCCACCCATAGAAGCCATATCCATCGGCATTCCCGGAGGAGGCATTCCACCCATTCCACCCGGTGCAGGTGCGGGCTGATCCATCATAGCCTGCCCCTCTTGATCTTTACCTGTACTTCTGGCAAGATCTGCAGCCTTCTCGTCGAACATCTGCTGTTCCAGAAGAATCTTATCGACTTCGTATTCGTAATCGATATTGAAAGCACTGAGGGCTGTCTGATTGGATACTTTGTTAGCACCCAGTAAATTTAGTTTGGTCTGTCTGACAAGATCATCTTCCAATACTGATGTTCTGGTAAGTTCTGCTCCAAGATCCTCCCACATCAGATGTTTACTGCATTGTCCCATCATCCAGTCCAGCCAGTTATTCATCTGCGAGATAAAATGTATCCAAGTTCTTTCGAACATTCTGAGACCTATTGGAGGTCCTCCCTGTACAAGGTTACCTGAATAGAATTCCTGAGGTATCCCCATTGAATTAAGAAGTTCGTCCAGAGCAAGCTGAAGAAGTTCTGTAGGTGCCAGATTCTTAGCCTCTCCACCCAGAGCCTGATATTCCACAGGGTATGGGATCGAGTGTATAGCTGTAGGATCCTTGCGATGCTGTTTTATCATCCCTTCGACAGAACGCATGAAGCGTCCGCTGTCGATAGTCAATAAAGGGTCGTTACCCGGGCCACTGCCTTTACGGGTACCCGGAGAAATAAATCTAAAAGGAACGATCATATCCATGGCGATGGCTTCGTTGTACTTAGTAAGCATCTGCAGATGGATGACCTGTTCGAAATTGGAAAGGAACGGAGGAAGTCCCCAGCCGTTCATCTTTGTAGTAAGAGAAGCTGCGGCCTCGCATTTGATATGATAGATCTCGCCCTTCTTGAACATAAACTTTTCGTCTTTAGCGATAGCATCCAGTATCTCCCATGGAGTATGTTCCAGATACATCTTATTACCGCTTGTAATGTATCCTCTGACCTTACTCTGCGGTTCGTAGTAATATCTGGTCTCTCCGCTGATATCGTGGTACTCCAACTCTATTGATCGTGGGTTCCAGCGGGTTATTCTGAGGTCGTCCTGTTCGTTAGGTATATCCTTGACAAGGAACTTACCCTTCTTATTACACTTAGGGCAGGGGCCTTCGAAGCCGAAATCAGCCCACTCGTACTTTACCTGCTCTATAGGATGCATTGTCTTACAGTTTTTACATATAAGATTACGATTGAAAGGTCTGTATACAGAAGTGAATGAATTACCGTATGCCATGAGATCGTCCCCCATAAGGGACATGACATCCAGAATGTGTAGATTGTCTGTAAGGAACTCCGCATACTTCTTCTTGATATTAAAATCGGAAGTACCTGTTATCTCTACTTTTGTAATGAAGTAGCGAACAGCCCGCTGGATGGCTTTGGAATATACTCCCTGATGGAGCCATAGATATTCCGCCCAGTTGAATACTTCTTTTAGATTCCTCGGGTAATGAGCTCTGGCATATGTAGCGAAAGGACTGCCGAAGTCTTTCTGTCCGATAATATCCTGTGTAAGACTGAAAGGATTGGATTGTGAATAGTTAGCCATTATAGTCCCTCTTTGATGATAGATGCGGCTGTGTCTATACAGGATCTTAAAGTATCCGGCAGTTCAACAGCTTCGGAGGCAGTCTTCATCTCTCTCTTGTTATAAGATAAAAGTTCCTTACAGAGGGAACAGTAGTCTGTCCCGTCTGCGACGGTATTACTACAATGCAGACATACTCTGCGTTCATCGTTCTCTTTAGCTATCATTTTTTCCATCCACAAGTAAAACTGTTACTTTCTTAGTTGTATCCGGGAACATAAAAGATATTCCAACCGAATACGCTCTTACTGTATTATTGTCGAACTCGACATCAAAACCTACATCGTTCCGCGGCGGGCTGTATAGCATAACCGATCCATCTGTTTCCGCTATCAGAACAAGTGTTATTCCGGAAAAGAATACTTTCTCGTACGGCACTGTCGTTTCTCCGAAATCTCCCGAGAATGTCACCATCGTTACAGGAACATACTTCTCTACCGGTATATCTTTCTTCTTAGACGTTCTCTTTCTCTTCTTAGTGACAGGCTCTTCTACAACAGCCTCTGTTGGAGAAAGAATCTCCTCCGCCTCGTGGACACCTCTATCAGGAGCAGTAGAGCTATCCGGCGGAGGAGATAAAAAATTAACCTCTGGAACAGTGTCTTCTCCTGTCTTCTCGACTCCGTCCTTATCCATATTAAATTTCTGTACTGTTACTTCGGGATACTTCATATATTCTCCCGGGCCTCCAAATCCTCCGAGGCCTGATGTTTCCGGAAGTACTGTACGTCCCATATCCCCTGATTCATATTTTCCAGGGGTACTGGACTGCTCTTTGAACACACCGCTCCTGTTAGTCTGTACAAAATCTCCTGACATATTAATCTCCTGTTATTTTTAGTACTTCTTCAATTCCCATGGATTAGGTTTAAAGTTAGCCTCTCCTATATCAAAATCTATAGGCCCATCTGTACTTGCTCTGAATCTATTTTGATATGAAGGTTCATCTTTATATTGTCTGTTAGGTAGCATATCCAGAGGTCTCTGACGGGGATTAAAAGCTCCATACTGCTGATTAGCGTCTGGGGCTTTAGTCTTACCTGCTATAAGTTTATTGATCCATTTGTACATCTCAGGGCTGTAGAATCCACCGAGACCGCCTAAACCTGCTCCAGCCAAGGCTCCCTTCATTCCGCCCATAGCGTAACCACCGAGACCACCTGCTACTGCGCCTCCAGCTCCTAGAAGCATCTTCTTGTATTTAGGATCGGCCCATATCTTCTCTAGAAACTTCATATCCAGAGCCAGCTTTTCTGTAGCTTCTTTATCGAGTGCCCCGGGTTCCCCATAGTGCTCTCTGTATATAACTAGAGCTTCTTTAGGGTTGTGGTATGCGAAGTAAAACGCTGTCTTATTCATCTTTTATATCCTTTATAGTAGTATCATTGTAATAAGGCATTGTCGGTAAAGTGCCTTCTTCGAACTGTCTTAGTATCTCCAGAGCTTCCTCTGGTAATTCGAACAGACTATACGGGTCTTTCGGTATAGTCTGTTTAGCTATCTTTTCTTCAGACATTATTTCTTTTCAGCATCTATGCTTTTCTTAACAGCGTATCCGACACCTGCAGCTGGAGCTGCTACTGCTGTACCACCTACCAGTTGTCTAATTAACTTGTCTTTATTAAATTTCTTAGGTTCGGCAGATACAGCTTTAGTTTTATTTAATTTATCAAGTACAATCTTTAAATCATTTTTAACTGCATTAGCGGCTCCCCTTCCAACAGCTATAGGAGCATCTATCAATGCTTTCTTAGTTCCTTGGACTGCTGCATTGACTCCCTTACCTACCTGTTTTCCACTATTCAAAGCTAACTTCCCACTTTTGAGAGCTCCTTTACCCGCTAATTTCCCACTTTTTAAGCCTAGTTTCCCGCCTCCTATAATAGCGCCCCCCAGCCCTTCCAATGCCAGACCTCCAGCCTTAAAAGGAATTTTAGCGACATCTGTAATGAGTCCAGATTCTTTGGTAAGGTTATCAAGCTCCATATATCCCGTATAAAATGCTATCTTATCCATTATTTATCCTTATCTTTCTTCTTCCCTTTAGTTGCCTGAGCAATACCTGCACCAGCTGCTACTACTCCTGCACCAGTACCATATCTAACTAACTTCTGCATGTCTTCTGCATTAGCTACATCTGCACCTGCTTGTGTTAAAACAGGCGGGGGCACATATCTTCCTGTAACGGCCTTAATCTTTTCTAGAGCTTCTCTCAATTTATTAACGTTAGCATTGCCCATATGTTTTGCATAGCTTTTAGCCATCTGTATAGGCCCGGCTTCTTTTTCGATGACATCCATATATCCTGTGTAAAATGCTATCTTATTCATTTCTTATCCTTTAAATTTAATAATTGCTGTTGATATAATATACCTGTTAATTTATTCGTATACAATATTTATTGTGTTACAGTTAAAAGAAAGTCGTTAAACTTTCTTTTTATAGATTCTTCTGTACTTATCAAGTATCTCTTTTACTTTCGGATCGTAAGGGCAGGGCTGTCCCGTCAGTTGTCTACGTCCTTTATCGCTTACAGATTTAACAGCAGATCCTTTGTAAGGGCCTGTTCCGTCTCTAACTCCTCGTATTGCATTACTCATTTTCTTACCTTTAGTTAAAAGAAGGGGTTATACCCCTTCTGTTTATTTATCTCTGGACATATACTTCGATGCTTCTTTCAAATTATCGAAGTATACAGCCCCATTATTCTTCACCATAGTAGCTACAGCCCCAAGAGACTTCAACTGACCCTCTGTGAACTTCCGGTCACCATCCTCTGTTAATATTACCAGAACTGTTCTGTCGGGACGTTTGTTGCTGTCATCAACTACTTCAGCAACAGCATAAGAACCTGTCATCTTAGGAGTTATTGTATACAAGCAGTAGTCACATATTTCTCTCTGCTTCAATTCCTCCCGCATACATTCAAGTGTCCCGTCGTCTTCGACCACCGGATTATAATAATCCAGCCCGTCCTCACTAAGATGTATCATCATTCTATTCCGCCAGGTACTTTCGTTACAAGTACCTCCTAGAAATACATGCTTCTTAACATGTACTACAGCCCCGGCACCTATTATAACTCCGGCACCTACTTCAGCCCCTTCCTGTATTATAGCTCCTATACCTATTTCAGCCTTCTTACCTATTATAGCTTTGGAATGTACTACAGCCCTAGCTATTATAACTCCCTCGTGTACGACAGCTCCGTCACCTACTATAGTCTCCGCAAGTATTTCAGACCCCGCACCTATTTTAGCCTCTGCGTATATTTTAGACTTAGCATTTATTATAGCTCCGTCACCTACTATAGCTCCGGTACCTACTATAGCTCCGGTATATATTATAGCCCCGTTACATATTTTAGCCTCAGAAGCTATTTCAGCCCCCGCATACACTATAGCCCCTTTACATATTTTAGCTTTAGAATGTATTATAGCTTTAGAATGTATTATAGTATGAGCGCCTATCTCAACCCCTTCATGTATTTCAGCTCCTTCTTCTATCAGGGCTGTTTTATGTATTATAGCTCCTTTGTATATTCTTCTAGCTTCCTCTATTGGTAGAATCATATTTTCTCCTTTCATATTCTCAATTAACAAACAGATGCGTTAACAACACATTGTACCGGAGTTTCTTCGAGCTCGATAAGCTCTATATGTCCATTACACATATACACGGTACCGCATCCCATGCACTTTACGTTATAAGCAAAATCGGCGTCTATATGACAAGAAGCGCCGCATTTACAATGGATATCCATACAGACATCTGTACCTTTCCATTGTATCCAACCGTGTGGCTTATCTTTGTACATCTCCTGCATATCCCATGCTTCTTTAGCATTCTTTGCTTTCTTCATAATCCCTCTCCTTTATAAGTTTTTTGTTGCATTCTACACTATAATCGAAACTTTTAATGTTAATTGAAAAACTACAATCTTTAAAAGTATATATGCGTCCCTCAGTTTCTATTTTAATAGTATTGAGTATTCCGCTAAATTCGGCAAATGTAAGAGATTCACAAGAACTTCCCGGTTCAAATGATATCATTTTCCCAGCTACTTCTGTATCATTTCCTATCTTTAATTTATCTTTCATACTCCTCCTTTAAATTAGAGTTATATATTTCTAGTATATAATGCCAATAAAAGGAGATTAATTAAGCTTCTCCTGTGTTATCTTGCTCTGCTTGTTCTTAGGAAGTTTCTTCTCGATACGGAAGCTTAGAAGCTTTCGACCGTTGACTGTGGGCTGTCCCAGTTCGTCTGTCCCTATATCTTTAACTTCCATCCGTTTGTTCTTGAACCTTCCGCCTAAAAGAATATCTCCTTTATTTATATCCAGGTCCAAAGCAGTCTTACCTATATATCCCATGTAGTATGCTGTCTTGTGCATAGATCCTATCTTTCTGAGTTTGGATAAAGCGTCTGTATCGAATCCTACTGTAGTCTCCGCAAGATACTTGAGTCCTTCTCTGGTCTTGAAGAAGTCGTAGGGTATAACAGCCCTAAGAGCCTCTTTAGCTTTACGAGCCTTAGCACTCCTACTCTGCAGCTGGGACATAGTAAGTCCCGTAGCTCTGGCATAGTCGTGTATGTTTCCTGCGAAGTTACGGAAGGAGGCTGTCTTGTTCATTTCTTTTCTCCTTCTTATCTCTGAGTATATCTATAAGTTTGTGTACAGAATATCCTATAGGAAGACTCGCCAGCCCCAACAGGCCTGCTCCCCTCAATGTCTTCATACGTTTAGCATTCCTGATAAGTCTAGGTAAATGTGTCTTCCTTAACTTACCTGCTCCTTTAGACATATTCCTGAGTAACTGCCTGCTCCTTATAACCAGATCCTTTTCAGATACCTTGTCATCAAAAATAACTTTAATCCATTCCTCGGGAGTCTGGGCCATAGATACTCCCTTATACTTACTCGCCAGTATTTTATTACCTTTATTCCACCAATCAAGATCCACATGCGTCATACGTTCTAAAGCTTTTTTCGAATCTCCCGGAAAATCTTTCCACAACATGTTGGGTATAGTACCTGGCTTGGATATTAATTTAAATTCTAAATCCCTTAAAGCATTCTGGGCTGGGTGTAATATAAGTTTAGAAGGTAAGCCCAGAGATTCGAATAAAGAAGATGTACCGCTACTTCCTATAATGGTATCACTGATACGCTGGGTGGCAATATATGCATCTCTGGGGAGTCTGTCGAAACCTATAATATCCGGCAGTTTATGCACTAAGCCTCCCAGAGGACTTGTCCCTCCCGCCATTACAGCCACTATCTGTACATCATCCAGTCTGCCTATCTTCTTAAGGGCTGTTCTTAATTTCAAAGCTCTGTATGCCACCTGGTCTCCCCGGCCTGACCCTACTATTGTAACAATACGTTTATTACCTATGTTTTTAAACAACATGCTATTCTTGGGGCTGATAGCTACATCGGGGTTATTAAGGATTATCTTGTTAAGAGCATCTACTTTACTTATAGTGGAGATTTTCTTAGTCACACCTATATCCAATAAAGAAGGGCCCTTATCCGATGTCATCAACTGCTTCATATCTTTAGCTGTATCTCCAGTATCTCCCCAGGTTATCATTTTATCTTTAATCAGTGGCTTTTTATGATTTCTTATAACCTTCTGTTCTTTATAAGGAGTGGTTTCTGCCATTTCACCTGCGTCTGTTAAGTATCCCACATATCCTCCAGGAGCTATTTTACGACTCACATTACTTACTTGATGTCCTCCTATAAGTCTTCGAAATGGGTTCTCAATAGCTCCTGAATCTACGGCAGCTCCCATCCCTGTGGAGAAATACAGATCGAAAGGAGTATTGGATAGATTGGCAGGGACCAGCCCTGCTTTACCTCTTATGTCTTTAATAAGTTTAACTCTTTTATCATTAGCTGTTAGACCCTCTAGCATATTTTCCAGGACTTTCCCCGGAGTCTTATGTCCCGCACCCCACTGAGCTTGTTCCCCCCAAGACAGCCCTACATTAAGAGGACGCCTGATAGTTCCTACTCCGTGAGCTGCAAGTCCTGTACCACCTACTAATCCGGCGGCAGGTATGATTGTATTATCTGCTATACCTTCGGAAGCTTTCTTAAGAACAGATTTCTCTCCCTGTTTCCTGCGTAACAAAGCAGCCAGTCCCAAGATAGTCATAGCTCCTCCGGCAATAACAGCTCCCAGCCCTGCCTTTTTAAGTTTAGGGAATATTTTGTTTATAGTCGGATTGATAGTCTGTGAATATACGGAAGACCACCCACGTAAACTATCTTTAGCACTCCCCCCTATCTGCAAAAAAGCATGTCTTAATTTATCCACTACCTTTTTGTAAGTTTCCGGACTCATCTTATTAAGTTTGGATAATCTTGCAGATAGGGGAACATCCATATCACTTAAAAATTTGTAATGTTCCGGTATATCTTCTCCGAAAGCATCCCAGATATGCTTATTGAACATATACTTCTTAGTAGCTTTTTGATTGGACTTATAGAACATATTGTAATGGTGTAGAAGACTATTTTTTTCATCTGTAATATGCTTAGTATTGTAAGCGGCGTCCCAGATTTCCTGAGGGATATTAGATCTTGTCAACCGCATCGCTTTAAGTGTGAGCTTATCTCTTAAAATAGCCGCATTAGCTCCAGCAGATACTTTACCCTTTATAGCCCAGAGGGGGACAGGCATGCCCAGTATCTTACTGCGCAGAGTCTCCCGACCTCCTTTAACATACTTCTTAAGAGCTTTGTTATAGGAAGCCAGACTGGGAACTTCAGTATCTCCCAATAGACCTGTACCTCTTTCCCAGTCTGTCAGGTGCATCCCGATATCCTGTATATCTCGGGATGCTTTCCCTGCGGCCAGGCCTGCTCCTGTTAGGCCAGTACCTCCAAGAATGTAGGATAATTCCTTTTTAGTAACAGCCGGATCTTTTTCAATAGTATTCATATTATACCTTAGGAGGGTTTTTATCTCCTGTAAGGATTTGATATCCTTCAGGATCTTTTCTTTTAGCTTTGTTATTGAAGTTAATAGCCTTATGTTTGAGAGGCCCTACATTCTCTTTACGATATGTTGTCCACAGCATCTTATATTTATCTAGAAGATCTGTTCTTTCTTTATCGTATTCTCCGGACATATATCTACCTTTAAAAGGGCTTTCATTGGATAATCCCTTGACGTAATTCATCTTACGGGTATTCTCCAGAGCGCCTCCGGCCTTATATCCTCCGTAGGCTG